TCTGCAAAATTGTTGTTGATATTTTCAAAAACGATACCGTCTGAACCAGCGAAAAATGCAAGGATGTATTTGATAAAATGTTTCTCGTTATCAGTAAGAGACTTCCAGTCTTCCATGTCGGCACTCACGTCAACTTCTTCAGCTGTCCAGTTGGACATCTGAGCCTTTTTGTAAAGAGCCCAAAGATTCTCGTGTTCAATAGGGAACACCGTGAACCTGTTCATGGTAGGTAGGAGCATAGGCTCAGCTTCCTCCAGGTACTCTTGAAAAGCAAAATAGTCTCCAATATGTTCACCGTTAATCTTAATCTGAGGATACGTGACAGCACGGGCGCCGCATTGTTCTTTGAGTTCATCTTTGTTGACGAGTAACTTCTTGTATTCGAGATTCATATCCTTGCACATATCTTCCGCGTAGGTACAGTATTTACAGTCCGCCTTTGAAAATATTTCCACCCCCATGTCGTGTGTTATAAGCGTATAATATTTTTGTCTGAAATCTTTAAACAAGATGTTCGATTTTTCGGAAATACAGCCTGGAGATTTAATAAAAGTTTTGGTTAATATCGACGATGTGGAAGATGAACAATACGCCATAGTTGAAGAACATTGTACAGACTACCTAATAGTTAAATATTACACAGAGAGATCTTTATCTTTTAAGGGTGCACCCGTTTACACTTTAGATGACGAGACAAATTTACTACGCGAGGAAAGTGTATCAGAGCATTTTGAAAATGGTGATACTGTATTTAGATGTATAAACGATGTAGATAGAATGTATATAATAGAAAGTGAACAACAGAGTGACGCGGAAAGTGTATTATATGACGAATCAGATGAGAGTGGTTCAGATGCGGATAGTTTCATAGTATCCGACAGCGAGATAGAGCGCATAGAACTCCCCCCAGACCACGCTCGAATAGATAGGGAGTGGAATGAATGGAAGCCTCATAGCCCAGGATCTACCCGTTTTAAACAAATGGTAGATAATATAGAATTCCGGGCCAGGATGCAAATGGATGAAATAAATTTTTGACCTAAGTGCGACAAACTTTGACACAAAAAAACAAAACTATCATAATGGATTCAGAAACATTGGCTACTATATGGTCCGAATTGGACCGTTACAGAAACAAACCCACACTAAAGCCAATGGATAGTAGATTTTGCACAGAATGCTCTGTTTATAAGACGCTCACACGGGAAGGGATGGTGTGTACAGAATGTGGACGAGTTGATAATATTTATATCGACGAGTCGGCGGAATGGACAAGTGGACTCACAGACGATGGACGCGTTTCAGATCCAGCGAGGTGTGCAGTTCCCGCATCAAACCAAGATTTATTCTCAGAGGCTTGGGGTAAAAATACGATAATTTCTACTAAAAATGCGTCAAATTACGAAACAAAACGAATGGCTAAAATTAGTTTTCACAACTCTATGAATCATCGGGATAGGTCATTGTTTCATGCTTACAAAGACATAGACGAAGCGTGTATCGATTTACCTGAAAGTATTTTACGAGATGCGAAAACGCTATACAAAAAATTTAACGAAAATAAACTGACAAGAGGAGCGGTGAGATCTGGTATAAAAGCAAACTGTGTGCTATACGCGTGCAGAATTGCAAATGTTCCTCGAACAACGAAAGATATTGCAGACATGTTCGGGATTCAATGTAAGGACATTAGCCGAACAACCGGAATGTTTACGGAGACAATAGATGATAAAAAGACTGAGAAGAATTACGTGACCAAACCATTCAACGTGATGTCCCGTCTTCTTAATGCATTTGATGTCTCACGTGAAGAGAGATTAAAGTGTAACAAGATGTGCTCGGAATTGGAAAATTGTGTAGAACTCATGAGTAAATCGCCTAACAGTGTAGCAACTGCCGTAATTTACATGGTTCTCAACGAACGAGTATCTAAAACTGAGATATGCGAAAAATGTTCAGTGTCGGTTCCTACCCTTAATAAAATTGTTACCATAACAAAACGTCACTTAGAGGTTTAGTTTTTAATATAAAGTAGTGATGCCTAAATTATTTCTTAGTACTCCGTGCTATGGAGGTCTGTGTCTAGAAAAGTATATGAAAAGTATTATTCAACTCCAAATGCTTTTGATGCGCGAAGGTGTTCAGCTTATGCTTGATACCACTGAAAATGAGAGTCTAGTGCACCGTGCTAGAAACGTATCTATAGGAAGATTTATGCAAAAGACGGATGCCGATTTTTTTATGTTTATCGATGCCGATGTCGAGTTTGATGCGCAGTCAGTACTTCGTTTACTTAACTCTGGACATGATGTATCATGTGCCGTGTATCCTAAAAAGGTGGTCATGTGGGATCAAGCCCGTGAGGCCGTGGAAAATGGCGATGAACGTAACATGGCTCTCCTTTCTTCGAGTCTCGTGGCAAATATTGGAGCCACGAAACGTTCGGTCGTTAATGGATTCGTCGAGGTTTTAGATGGACCGACGGGTTTTATGATGATTTCACGTGAAGCTCTGAACAAGATGCACGAACATTATAAGGATCTGAACTGTAAAAATGATCATCAAAACAGGGATTTTGATGAATATTGTGCAATCTTTGATTGTATGATTGATCCCGATAGTAAAAGATACCTGTCCGAGGATTATGCATTTTGTCGCAGATGGCAACAGATAGGAGGTAAAATATACGCGGATTGTAATACTACATTGGGACACGTGGGCAATTTACCGTTTCACGGCTGTCTAAAAGATAGGCTTAAGGCTTAGGGTATTAATACACATATGAAGCTTACGACGATTCTGGTTACTCGAAGTGGTTCGTGTCATGTTAAAACGTTACACACTGTACTACGAAGTAATATTCAAAGTGTCCAGAGAAGTGATGTACAGAGTCAAATTGTTTTTGTGAACGATGACCCGTACGAAAAAGCCCTATCGATCGAAAATTACATGAAGACATCTGATAGAATATTGTTTATCGATTTTGGTATTCATTTGGATGACGGTTCGATATCTATGGTGTATAACCCTAACGAAAGTCACAATGTGATCGTTTTTCCGGGTGTAAAGGAGGGTATAGATTGGTCCATGTTTAAACAGAAAATCCTGGACGGATCAACTGAACCGACACATCAAATGGGATTAACATTCGACACAGAAGTTGGTGCATGTGTTAACGGTGATCTTTACAAAGTAGAATCAAGTTCTGCACGTGCATGGATGATGGTATGTAAACCGGTGATGAAAAGTATGCGATGTAAACGGACAGGTAAGTTGAAAATTAGTCCTAAGTCGGAAACAATGTTTGAAAAATTTAAAGAAAACGGAGTCAAGGTTATTGCTTATACAGCCGCGAGTCCTACATTCACATATCCACACGAGTGCGTCGGCAACATTGTCAACTCAGCCGGTGTTAAAGCTAATTAAAGATTAGACTAAAAAGTTACGTATAATGCAACGTCTATCTGTAAATAGAGACGATCCTCTTTACAAATATGCGCTTGAGTTCATGGAGCATTATTGGGGGACTAAAGGGAAAGGTATATTTCCGGGTAGTCAACCGGTATCAATTGAATATAAACACTTTGATACATTGCGAGCAAAACCATACCTTGTTTGTGAGAAGACGGATGGTATACGGTTTATGATGCTCGCATTTATGTTTGACCACAAGAAGAAATGTGTATTTGTGAATCGTGCACTTGAGATGTTTGATTGTCCTTTGAACTTCCGAAAGGCTGTTTATGACGGTACCATTGTTGAGGGTGAAATGTACGGGGATACGTTTATGTTGTATGATATTCTCATGCATTCTGGAACTGTTGTGGGTGATAAAGATTTCTTGACTCGTCTCGATTACATCGAAAAATTTAAAAAAATGCTCATGAGTTTGAAATACGATCCCGTCAAATTAAAAATGAAAACGTTTCATTTATTGGACGATTTCGAAGATTTTATGAACACGTATCTACCCTCAGTAGAGCAAGAGATTGATGGTCTTATCTTTACTCCTATTGAGCAGCCTGTGAAAACTGGAACACATGAAACCATGTTTAAATGGAAGCCTCGAGACAAAAATACAATCGACTTCCAAGTAAAAAGGCGTGGGACTACTTGGAAATTGTATGTACAAGAAAGGGGAAAGCTTATGTACGAATCGGAAATTGATGATACGTGGGTACCGTATGAAGCGCGCGATTGGATGGAAGAAGATGCTATTATCGAATGTCAGTACATGTTCAACGATTCACCTATGTGGTGGAAACCTGTTATGAGGCGTTATGATAAAACGTTTCCTAACAGTCGTAGAACTTTCTACCGAACGCTAGTAAACATCAAGGAAGATATAGCTATGGAGGATTTTTTGCAGTGTAGATCATGAAGTAATAGCTACCACGGTCGGGAGGCGTCTTTTCAGAAACGTGCTCGTCGTTCATATAAAACCATTTATGTTTGTGACGAGCAAAGCTCACATAGTGACCGTCGTGTTGGTTTCCAACGTGCATTGCACAAGAGGATAGATAATATGTTTGGTTATCTATAGATATTTCGTGGATAATTTTAATATGACTTTTAACATCAAATGATAGCATGAAAATCGGGGGTATTTTAGAAAACATCATACGGGTCGTTGCTATATTATGTTTTTTACCATCGGTGTCCTCAAAATTATCTAACGTATTCCAATCCGTACTCTCTTTTAGCATCTTTCCAATATCGTCACTCTTGTAAGTCATTAAATGAACGCTAAAGATCTCTTCATTTAACGATTTACCCGTTGGCCATATCGTTTCTTGAGTCTTTTTACCATAAACCCATTCCTTAATGATTGGCTCCGCTCGTTCTAGTATATCTATTATACAAAGAATGGCTTCTTGAACATCGTGTTGCTCGTCAGTTTTAAAACGTGGAAATTCTCGTTGAAAAGCTAACATGAGCGGTGCGAGATCTAGAGGTTTTTTATCGAAAGACCAGTACTTTTGGGTAAGCGCTTGGTAAAAAGTGGTGAACATGCACTTACCGGTGTACGGCTTTCTTAGGAAGTGGTTCGAAAGTATCGGTGTGTTAAATAAGCATTGTATAGCGGTATTAAAATAGCACGTAGTTCCCTCATTGACGAAACCTCTCATTTGGTTTATTTCGTAATAAAACTTTAATTAGAGATTTAGATCTATTAATAACTACAAATGTCTAAAGCTATTGGTATTGATCTCGGAACTACATATTCGTGCGTCGGTGTTTGGCAAAACGATAGAGTTGAAATTATTGCAAATGACCAGGGAAATAGAACGACCCCATCATACGTAGCGTTCACCGATTCTGAACGCCTTATCGGGGATGCCGCAAAAAATCAAACAGCTATGAACCCTAAAAATACAGTCTTTGATGCAAAGCGACTCATCGGTCGTAAGTTTTCAGAGTCGAAGGTTCAAGAAGATATTAAGAGTTGGCCTTTCAAGGTAGTTTCGGGAACGGCCGACAAGCCTTCTATAGAGGTTGAGTTCAAAGGAGAAACGAAACGATTTGAACCTGAAGAGATTTCCTCTATGGTACTTATCAAGATGAAGGAGATTGCCGAGATGTATATCGGAACGGGTGTAAAGGATGCGGTGGTCACTGTTCCCGCTTATTTTAACGATTCTCAGCGACAGGCTACGAAGGATGCCGCGGCTATTGCGGGTTTGAATTGCCTTCGTATTATTAACGAACCTACTGCCGCTGCTATTGCATATGGTCTAGATAAAAACAAGGACGAGGATAAGAATGTATTGATCTTTGATCTCGGTGGTGGTACGTTCGACGTCTCCCTTCTTAACATTGAAGGAGGTATTTTCGAAGTGAAGGCCACGGCGGGTGATACTCACCTAGGCGGCGAAGATTTCGACGCACGTCTACTTCAACACCTGGCGCAAGAGTTCAAACGTAAACACAAAAAGGATATCTCTGATAACCCAAGGGCCTTGCGACGATTGAGAACTGCCTGTGAACGCGCCAAGCGAACCCTATCCTCTACGACCCAATCAGCGATTGAGATTGATTCACTGTATGAGGGTATCGACTTTTACACGTCCATCACACGTGCACGGTTTGAGGAACTGAATGCAGATCTGTTTAGAAAGTGTATGGAGCCCGTAGAGCGAGTAATCAAGGATGCGAAGATGGATAAGTCGATGGTCCAAGAAATCGTTCTTGTCGGTGGATCCACTCGTATTCCTAGGATTCAACAGATGCTATCTGAATATTTTAACGGTAAAGAACTGAATAAATCTATTAACCCGGATGAAGCAGTTGCGTACGGTGCAGCTGTCCAAGCCGCTATTCTTTCGGGGGTAACTGATAGCACTGTGCAAGATCTGCTACTTCTTGACGTGACTCCAGTATCTATGGGTATCGAAACCGCTGGGGGAGTGATGACTAATCTCGTCGACAGGAATACTACCATTCCAACTAAGAAGGAGCAGGTGTTTTCTACGTATTCCGATAATCAGCCCTCGGTTCATGTTCAGGTATACGAAGGTGAACGTGCACGCGCGGTTGATAACCATCTCCTAGGAAAGTTTGATTTGAATGGTATCACCCCTGCACCTCGAGGCGTTCCACAAATTACCGTGACGTTCGATATTGACGCGAACGGAATTCTTAACGTGAGCGCGGAGGATAAGGCATCTGGAAAGTCCGAAAAGATCGTGATTACTAATGATAAGGGGCGGCTCTCGAAGGATGACATAGAGCGTATGGTAAATGATGCCGAAAAATATAAGGAAGAAGATGATAAGTATCGCAGTAAGGTTGAAGCTATTAATTCGTTTGAAGCGAACGTATTCGGTGTAAAGGGTATGACTGAACAACTGAGCGAAGACGACAAAAAGCTTGTAGAAGATAAAGTAACGGAAACTATCTCGTGGATAGATAATAACAGGTCCGCAGAAATCGATGAAATTGAACACATGCAAAAGGAGTTCAGAGAATTTGTCGATCCCATTTTTTCAAAGTCAAAGACTGAACCCACACCAAAAGCACCCGATGGTCCTGAAATTGAAGAGCTTGATTAATCACACCTAAGTGATTTAAAGATTTTACACAAAGTAAGTCTGATAAACATGAATATTCACTCAATCACCGATATTCTCTTTCCCATGATTCAAAAAATTGATTTAGCATCGTTGCGGGGCTCCGATTCACATATTGAAGCGGAGTTTCGTCTTGGAAAATTTAACGGAAACATGTTCGACACGAATGTAGGCAAGACCACCCACGATTATATTATGCAAGGCCTGTCTAAATATAATGGCTGGGACAGAATCGTTTCTTCGGAAGAGGAAGTATTCTACCGCGATAGCGATGGAGTTCGTATCTCCATCGATTCGACTACCGGCGATGAGACTACTATCCAAAAGGACAGGATCATGAAACATGATCTTAAGCATATCGGTAACACCCCGTTTGATATCAGGCTCGGTGTTTCATCCGAGACTCCCGTGACTGATGAAATTGAAGGTGATATGGATAAGAAAAAGACTAAAAAACGTGTATCCTTTTTTCGCAAGAACCTATCAATCGATATGACTATTGTATCCGGTGATTCGCATGATATGGATTCCGAGGATCCAATGTCTTACCAGGTAGAGTTTGAAATCTTGGATCTCGAAAGGGTGAAGACGAAAGACGATCTTTTCAAAATTTTGCACAAGATTAACGACGTTTTTATTATGTTGGGTACTAATAAATGATCCCGTTGTTAGCTCTGGTCATTTTGTTTATAATATTACATAACGCGAGTAGGAATCAGGGGGAAGAAGTAAGTATACTGGGATTTAAGACTAGGTATTTTCATGTTTCCAACGGAGCGTCCAAACGCGTGTTCGAAAATATGAAAAGTGATAAAATGCCACCGGAATCACTTAAAGAATTTTTAATGATGGAGGATTTGTTTTTGAGGACGGAACACCTTGCCGTATGTTCAGGTGTTTCGCATAGAAACGATGGGTATACTTTATCCGATAAAATAAAGGAAACTTTCGTTGGTTATGATTTTAGATATCACGTGGCTCACTTGAAACAAATTTCAGAACCACATAAGCTTATAAATCGAAATATAAAATGTTAAGTAAATAGAGTAGTGCACGTCTATGTGTTCCCGGAGTCATTCTAGGAACATTATCAAAGATGTAAACAATCAACCATAAATCGTCCGTCTCCCTATTTTCTTCTATCCACTTTTTTTCGTCTTCCGCCTCGATAAAATCATCGGAACATAGGTATTCTCTCTCAAGTTTACCCATCTTCCAGTCTTTATCCGTGTCTCGTTCATGTCTTATGTATGCACAAATAGTTCGGAATATAGCCTCTAAAACAGATTTGTGTATACTGTTTTTCCATTCAGATGGTTCTTCATCTACACAAAACTTTTTTCGAGGGTATATTCGGAGATATTCTAAGAAACATTCTCTAGAATCGTCCATTACTTATCGTACGAACGTTTTCTTTATAATTGTTCAACCTTCGTTCCTTTAGGGAAGCGTGCAAGCCCCTTGGGCGACTTCTTTGGTGAGGGTGTGGCCACGTTCATAGAATTTTCGAGTTCCTTACTGAAATTATTGTTTAATTTATTGAGTGCGTTATCTAATTTCTTTTTTCGCTCAAATTTCCATGTTCGTACGGAGTCCTTCTTTAACTTATTAACGTTAGCCTTGAATGGGATACCGGACTTCTTATTCTTTTTAAGATTTAACGCGTTAATACGTTTTTTGATCTCAGCTACATCCGCGTTAATAGACGGCATAACATTCTTATATTTTTTTAGCCAGCGTTTACCATACTCTTTTTCCAAGTCTTCCTTTATAGCTTTATTTGTGAGACGCCTTTTTTCCATCTTCTTAGCCACGTTTGCATTTTGTGTGACTTTATTTACGGTCTTCGGCTTCCGCCCACGCCTCTTGGGTTCAGTTGGTCTAGGTAACTTCAGTTTTTTGCATAACGTATCAACCGTATCACTGTCGGTAACTGGTACACCTCTCGCAACCGCTATAGGTGTTAGCTGTTCTTTGGTATAAGCGAGGCATGGTTTGTTATTTACCATATATGTACCAAATACGCGGTTTTTGATTTTATTACATATTTGCGGTTTAGTGGTTTTACCTGTAATATCGACTACACCCAATTTCTCTGCTACAGCTACAAGTTTAGGTCTAGCTACTGTGAGACACTTTCTCACTCCCACTCTCACACCGTTTTTACCGTTTTTAGAATTCTTTTTATTGTAGTATGTTATTTTAGAGTTCGCGTTAGATACATTTACGGTCTTATTTTTGCGTATGGCTACAGGTTTACTGGAAGGACCGTTAATGTTCTTAAACCCTGTAAGTAATCCCATAACACGCAGATGCTTAACAAGTTCTATACCATGGGGGTTGTAAGCGGTAGTCAAACCATTCATAGTTTTAGAGCCCATAATCTGTATCTTACCAGATGTAAACAATCGATACGTATATCCTTGGAACGTCATCTTCAAAGCCGGACTAAGTTCTGGTTCGTATTCGATATTACCAGACTTCTTAAATGCTTTCGCCACAGACGTCAAGTTTATGCGACCGTTGGCTTCAAAAGTTCCCACGAGGGTTACATATTTCATGGGGTTATACAAGAACTTGTAACGGGGTGCATACTTGTCTATGATATACTTTCGGATCATCTCGGGGTGTCTCGAGTTATTGTTTAAAATACCACCCGCGATTTGCATTTTTCCATTTGTATAAATCTTAACTAGTAGCTTATGCTTCTTTCCACCTTCAAACGTAAAGCCATCAATTTGAGCTACGAAATAACGATGACGATTTTTCGCGTTTGCATTGGGAGTAACCGTGAACGTGTGTTTAGCCCCTATCTGCATACGCCCATATAACAGCTTAATCGCATTTACTTCAATTTCAAGCGAAGATCCAGGTGCTATAGGGCGTCTTTTGATGGGCTTCTTGTAGAGAATCTCGGTAACGTTTACATTATAGTTACCCGGATTGGACTCAAGATTTACCATAGCGTTAAAGACCGATGTTCGCAATGGAGATATCTTCATCCTCGATAAATCTGCGCGGGCTATTTTCTTATTGATAACATTACTGATCCTCTTTGATACGTTATTGTAAGGTAATCGTCTAGCATTTAACGCTAGACGATTACGTTCATTATTCGATAGATATGGTGCATGTTTAACTAGATTTTGGGTGGTGAATGGCTTGTTATTTTTTTCAAATTCATTAAACATACCCATGTTATAATATAGATAGAAATTTTTTATTAGATCTCCCCTGTGTTTGTGCAAGAATCACTATATGTAGATACCTTTTCATCACCTACATCGGTTTCCGTTTCTACGTCTACAGGCGTCGTATCTACGATATCCAATCCCAATACCCATGAAATGTTCTTACTTTCAGTCTTTTCTTTAGGGTCTGGATATCCCGGACCGAAGCGTGTATACTTCGTAGGAGGCAAGACTTCAACCGTAATATTTCTTTCACCGAATGGTCCTGCCCAGATATCAGCATTAATCGCACGCGACTTACCCTCCTTCATACAATAAGCGCTAAATACTTCTTTGAAAAATGGAAGTGGACACTTCTTCTTAGGATCTATCTCCACCTGTGCAGAGTTCAAGAAGCTGAGTAGGGGACTGCACGCGGATTCAATCTGCTGTTTTACGCGTTCGAAGTACGGTGGAACAATGCTCCAAATTGTTTCATCCCTGTACTTTTGAGCTACTTCGAGATACGCTCGCACACACTTTTGTAGGATGATAGGCAGTTCCTTTTCCAACTTCTGATCAAGTGTGGGGTCCGCCTCTTTCACCTTCTTTGTAAAGTCGAGTGTAAGTACACGTCGGAGAATACTACCAGAGTTGTCTCGCCATCCGGGTACTTCGTTGCCTCCTAGGATACCGGGCGTTTTCCATTCAATAGATTTAGCCTTCTCGTGCTTTACTGCAATAGACACGTCTTCACCGCTGACGATAGACTGGAACTCAGCTTGCTCGAGAGCTAGATCACCCTTGATCTCGGGTGCAATGAACAAGAATGCATCGTAAATAGAAGAGAGACCAAACTTACGTTCAACGTTATTCGAGAGAGTGCGGACATCTTCCGTGTTATAAAATTTTCGGAAAACCTTTGTAATAAGTGTCGATTTTCCCGATTGGGCCACACCCTTCAAAAATGGAATACATTGCCATTTGTCGATCTCGTTAACATCGAAACACAAACGTCCTCCTAGAACGCATACCCATTCTCGTACATCTTTATCAAAGCCTTGATAAGTTAGCACGGAATCAAAATGGGGTGTCGGAATATCACGCCAGTCGACAGCACTGTAATCGGGAAAGTCTTGTTCAAAGTATTTGCAACTCACCACGGTTTGATCAAGTGCCTTAAATTCGGGGGAATCATATGTATAAAATGAAGCCCTGTACATGGTATTTTCTTCGTCGGAATGTTCGGGGTCAAACTCCTTACCGATAAAAATACCATTAGTAAACGACCAGACATGACGATCCTTTTTAATATCTTGAAACTGCATATCTTTCGTGTTAGTGAGATGACGAATAACGTCGTTATGGGTAGAAGGGCGCATAGTAAGATTCTTCCATAGTTCGAACATACGTTCCTTTTTGCCTACACCATACACGTAGTCCTGGATCGTTTCCACAACCTTCCATGCACGGGTAGATGCACCTTCTTTCGTCATGATCTGTTTGCAGCAGTGGCCTTTGTATCTCTTAAGCTCACGTTCATAGAGATCCTTGAGTACAGTGAGACAGGCTTGTTGATAGGGGATAAGTTCTTCGACATTCTTCATCGTAGAAGTCCTGAAAATAGAAGGGTCGGATTCGGGGTTTATTGGAACATATGTAGGGTTGTTTACCCTATCGCTGATGCGAGCATTACGGAATACAATCTGCCAGGCATCTTCAACTTGATCGATTAGACGGTTAATACGAACAGATGTTTTCATATCGTCATCGTCTTCTAGATCCATGATACCCAGTGTGTCCGCTCGGTGATATAGTTCACACAAACGGTCGTGCATTCTCATGTGTTTAGCCGAAATCTTCTCCAAGTCTATGGAGATGGGTAGGCCGTCATCACTTAGCTCGTCTTTCGTAAAAAAATTCAAATAACCGACATGATAAGACATATATTTATCGTTTTTTTCGGTGAGTTTCCACATATGTTCTAATTGTAGGAGCATGTCCATGACCTGATCCGGGGAAAATTTTTGAATGTGGTTGGACCACAGGGCACTATTAGCGTCGTCGTAGTTAGCCGCCTCACCGATGAAGTGAATTGGCTCCGACATTTATTTATTTATATAGTAAGGCCCCATTTTTCTAAGCCTCATTTTTCTTCTGAAGAGAATTGAGAAGTTTGATTAAAATTTTGTTTTGTATTTCCATCTGGCGAGCCATCTGAACTAGAGCCGAACACACGGTATCACCCTCGGGGGTCGTCAGCGTGGAGGCTAACAGTCCTTCGAGTGCGGATAAGTCGTCGGAATAATCAGACGCTTGGGATTCGTCGTCGAAGTCGTCGAGATCGATATCCTCGACCTCATCGCCCTGAGACTGGGGGTCTACGACGGCTTCATCGGTAGATTCGGAACGGGGTGTAGGAGAACGACCACGAGAGGACATTGTAATTTATGTTCAGGAAAAATGATGTGTGAAATTTCGCACTTTACCCAAAATTATTTTCTTTGTATATAGTACAACTACTCTCAAAATGGCTGGCGGTCTTATGCAACTCGTGGCATACGGTGCCCAAGATGTCTATCTCACTGGTAACCCCAAGGTAACTTTCTTCCAGGCGGTCTATCGCCGTCACACTAACTTCGCTATGGAGACTATCGAGCAGACTGTTAACGGTACCCCCGCTAACTCTGGCCGCGTCTCCGTCACCGTTGCCCGCAACGGTGATCTCGTTGGCGACATGTTCGTCGAGCTCAAGGCTAAGGCGTCCGTTGTCCCCACTTCCGCCGTCGCGGCTGGCGACGTCGACGATGATAACTGGGCCGCTGAGCGTGCGATCAAGGACGTAGAATTGTCAATCGGAGGACAGAGAATTGACAAGCACTACCAGCGCTGGTGGCGCCTCTACTCCGAGCTTTACCTCGACGAGTCGAAGAAGCTCACTTGGGGTAAGATGACCACCCCCTCTGCTAACGGTGGTAAGATGTACCTCCCTCTCATTTTCTTCTTTAACAGGAACCATGGTCTCGCTCTTCCTTTAATCAGCCTTCAGTACCACGAGTGCAGGCTTGATTTTGACCTGTCGTCTGAATTCTCCAAGTACTCCGATGGCTCCACCTTCAAGGTCTGGGCCAACTACATCTACCTCGACACTGAGGAGCGTAGGCGATTCGCCCAGAAGGGTCACGAGTACCTCATTGAGCAGGTTCAGCACACTGGCTCCGATGCCCTCGCTGCCGTCGGCTCCACCAAGCAGATCCGCCTCTCCTACAACCACCCCGTCAAGGAGCTTGTCTTCTGCGCTGACCGTGGTTCCGTCGCTCGTTCCAACCTTTGGAACTTCACCGCCGCGGTCGACACTGTTGTGTCTTCCAATGGCGCTGCCGGCCTCCAGTCCGGTGCTACCACCCTCGTCACGCCCTCCACCTGTGGTGCCCCTCTCCTCAAGCTCGGTTCCGACGCTGCCGACGGTTCTGATGTCTGGACTGAGGAGGGTCACGGCCCCGTCGATACCTTCAAGCTTGTCCTCAACGGTCAGGATCGCATGAAGGAGCAGGACGGTAAGTACTTCAACCAGGTGCAGCCCTTCCAGCACCACACTGGTTCCCCCGTGCCCGGTGTGTATGCTTACTCTTTTGCCCTTAAGCCCGAGGAGCATCAACCGACCGGTACCTGCAACTTTTCTCGCATCGATAACGCTCAGGTCGCTATCAAGACTGCGGACCGCGGTGCTACCACCCCCACCAACCTCAACATGTTCGCCGTTAACTACAACGTCCTCCGCATCCAATCCGGTATGGGTGGCCTTGCCTTCTCTAACTAAGCATACAAATCAAATTTGTATTTGCTATTAAAATTAATTAATTATTCAATTTTAAAAGTTGTTCGTACACACTTTTTAAAAATGAAGGTTCTTTACTTTTGACTCCCCCTTGTTTTTGTAACGCTTTTTTTTGGTCTTATTTTTACAAGGTGTCCGACCGGTCGGACACCTCAATCGAACGTACACGAAACATTTTCATCATCCCACTTGTCTACACTGTTACACGAAATTTCACCCCCAAACAGTTCATACACCCATGACCCATCTACAAGTTCATCTTCAATAAGCTTATTTTTCAATTGTTTAAGTTCAAGCATGTTAATAGACAGGAGTTCTTTCGAGCGCTTGTAACACTCATCCACGAGATCGTTAATCTCTTTATCGACAATCAGTGCAGCCGCGGGTGATAGGTTTCGGTAATCGAAGTTGTTGTCACCTAGACCATATGTAGTAACCATCTCCCGGGCGATCTTATACACTTGTGCATAGTCAGACGAAGCACCCGTGGTGATATTATCGGGTCCAAAGATGAGCTCTTCGGCTGCACGCCCACCTAGAGCTACGATCATCTGATTCTTGAGATACCGCTTCGTGTAGAGAGCCGATTCTGCATCCTCTTCCGAAGGCTGGAAGAAGGTCACACCACCGGCTGCACCTCTAGGAATGATGGAAACTTTACGCACGCGATC